AATCGTTGTAGACAAATCAAGAGAAATATATGAAGAATTAGTTTCAAATGACGCTGAAAATGAGTCAATTGAAGAAACTAAAGACGAAGATGTCGATGAAGCAATGCACGGCGACAAAGATAAGAAGAAAAAAGACAAAATGAAAGAAGATGATGCTGAAGAAGTAGATGAATCTTCTGAAGATGATGTCGATGAAGCAATGCACAAAGACGACAAAGACAAAAAGAAAAAAATGAAGGAAGAAGAAGTTGAAGAATCTTCCGACGAAGTAGAAGAAGGCGCTGACGAAGACGTAGATGAAAGCACTGACGAAGTTGAAGAAACTATTGGTGGTGACGCTACAGACGATTTAGTTGCTGACATTACTGCTGATGAAGTTGGCGAAGCACCAGTTCAAGCTGACGAAGACATGACTCAAGACGAATTAGAAGACAAAGTGATGGATCTTGAAGATGCTTTAGAAGAATTAAAAGCTGAATTCGAAAAAATGGACGGTGATAATGGCGATGACAATGGCGATGACAATGGCGATGACAAAGAAATGCCAGACATGGACATGGATATGGACATGGACAAGCCAGAAGAAGCTATTGAAGAACCAACTATAGAAGGCGAAGACGAAGCAGTTGAAGAAACTGAAGAAACTGAAGTAGAAGAAAGCAAAAAAACTGTTGAAGAGCACTTAAGAGAGTACTCAGAAATGGTAAAAGCTTCTACAGGTGGTGATGATGACAAATCAGCAAAATCACCAGTGGCTACAAAAGGTGGTTCAACTCCAACAGCAAGTCCAGTGAAAACTGATACTAAAGTTGAGTCAGGCGGCACAGTTTCAGCTCCAAAGGCTGACACTACACCATACGGCAACAGAGGTGGCAAAGGCAAAGTAGACCCAAAACCAGCTCCAAAGCCAGATATGAATGATGGCGCGGCTAACAAAACTTCACCAGTAGCAAAGGGTTAATCAATTAGATGTTACATCTAAAAGAAAATCTTACATTTGACCAAGCAGGTTTAACACTTGAAAATGCTGGCAAAGACGGCAAAGACCTATACATGAAAGGAATTTGTATTCAAGGCGGCGTTAAAAACGCTAACGAAAGAATATATCCTGTAACTGAAATAGCAAAAGCCACAAAAACTTTGAAAGATCAAATTCAAGGCGGTTATTCCGTGCTTGGTGAAGTTGACCATCCAGAAGACCTTAAGGTTAATTTGGATCGTGTGTCACACATGATCACAGATGTTTGGATGGATGGGTCCAATGGATACGGTAAAATGAAGGTCTTACCTACTCCGATGGGCAAATTGGTAGAAACAATGTTAAATTCTGGAGTAAAACTAGGTGTTTCATCTAGAGGATCCGGAAACGTAAACGAGTCAACAGGCGAAGTTAGTGATTTTGAAATCATTACCGTCGACGTTGTGGCGCAACCTTCGGCACCAAATGCTTACCCAACACCAATCTATGAAGGATTACTGAATATGAGAGGTGGAGCAAAAGTGTGGGAAGTTGCACAATCTGTATCGCAGGATTCTGCGGCACAGAGATACCTTAGAGACGGGGTATCGAAATTGATAAGAGACCTCAAGATTAAGTAGAGGAGAAAAACCGATATGTTAGAAACATTAGAACCATTGATGAACTCACAAGTTATCACTGGAGACACTAAAAAAGCTATCGAGGAAGCATGGGAATCTAAACTAAAAGAAACTCGTGACACAATTGAAGCTGAACTTCGTGCCGAATTTGCTAAAAGATACGAGCACGACAAAGGCGTAATGGTTGAATCACTTGACAAAATGATCAAAGAGGGACTGGCTAAAGAGATCGCGGAATTTAAAGAAGACAAAGAACTTCTTGCTAAAGAACGTGTGAACTATAAAAAGTCAATTGGCGAACATGCTAACGTATTAAAATCTTTTGTTTTCGAAAAACTTAAGAATGAAATTGCTGAACTACATGCAGACAAAAATTCAGTAGCTGAAAACTTTGCTAAATTAGAAGAGTTTGTGGTTACTAAACTTGCTGAAGAGATCAAAGAATTTGATCAAGACAAGAAAGACGTAGTAGAAACTAAGGTCAAACTTGTTGCTGAAGCAAAGAAAAAGTATGCAGAAATGAAAGCAAACTTTGTTAAGAAGTCAGCTAAAGTAGTTGAATCTACAGTTGAAGCAGTTCTTAAAAAAGAACTTGCACAGCTTAAAGAAGATATTACTTCAAGCAGACAAAACAATTTCGGACGCAGAATGTTTGAAGCGTTTGCAAGTGAATACACCAGCTCTTATTTGAATGAGAAGGGCGAAGTAAACAAACTGATCAAACAATTAGAGCAGAAAGAAGAAGAGTTAGAATCAGCTAACAAAATTCTTTCAGAAAAAGACAAGGTGATTGAGGCTAAAGATACTGAAGTTGAAGTAGCCAAAGATCAACTGGAGAGAAGTAAGGTTATGGATCAAATCATGTCACCTCTATCAGGAGAGAAACGTGAAGTGATGTCAGATCTACTTCAAACTGTGAAAACTGCAAAGTTGAAAGAATCTTTCAGCAAGTATCTTCCAGCAGTTATGGACAACGATGTTAAAGCAAGAGCTAAAATTCTTAATGAAAACAGAAGTGAAGTAACTGGTAACAAAGCTACAGAAGTTGACGCAGGCATCAATGAGATGCGAAAATTAGCAGGTATTTAAGGGGAAATAAAATGTCAAATACACTAATTGAAAACAAATGGACAGAAACTAAATCAGCATTGATGGAAGGTCTGTCTGGAACTAAATCAAAAGTGATGGACGTAACTCTAGAAAATACACGCAAATATTTGGCAGAGCAGGCAACTGCAGGTGCGACAAGTGCCGGTAACGTTGCTACTCTAAATAGAGTAATTCTACCAGTTATTAGACGTGTAATGCCAACTGTAATTGCAAACGAAATCGTAGGTGTACAACCTATGACAGGTCCAGTTGGTCAAATCCACACTTTAAGAGTGAGATATGCAGACGCAAACAGCACAGCAGGTATTGTTGCTGGTGACGAGGCATTATCTCCATTCACTATTGCTAACGCATATTCAGGTAATGAATTAGCAAACGCTTCTGCGAAAGCGGCGGCTACTGCTTCACTTGAAGGTGCGCCTGGTAACAGATTAAACATTCAGGTGTTAAAACAAACTGTTGAAGCAAAATCCAGAAAGCTATCAGCTAGATGGACGTTTGAATCGGCTCAAGACGCTCAAGCACAACAAGGCTTAGACGTTGAAGCTGAGATCATGGCGGCTTTAGCACAAGAGATAACAGTTGAAATCGATCAAGAAATCTTAACTTCATTAAGAGCTCTTCCAGGTTCAGCAGAACTTACATACGATCAAGCGGCTGTAAGTGGTACTGCAACATTTGTTGGTGACGAGCATGCGGCTTTGGCTGTACAAATCAACAGAGTTGCTAACTTAATTGCACAAAGAACAAGAAGGGGTGCTGGTAACTTTGCAGTGGTATCACCATTTGCATTAACAATTTTACAATCAGCAACAACTTCTGCTTTTGCAAGATCAACTGAAGGTACTTTTGATGCTCCAACTAACACTAAATTTGTTGGTACATTAAACGGTGCAATGAGAGTATATGCTGACGCTTACGCGGCAGACAGTACTTCTGTACTTGTAGGATACAAAGGTCCATCAGAAACTGATGCGGCGGCATTCTATTGCCCATACATTCCGCTAATGAGTTCTGGTGTTGTACTGGATCCTAGCACTTTCGAACCGGTAGTAAGTTTCATGACTAGATACGGATACATTGAATTAACAAACACTTCAAGTTCCCTAGGTAATGCGGCTGACTACTTAGGTCTAGTTGCTATCACAAACGGTAACGTAAAATTTGCATAATTTGTAAATTTAAAGAATCAAGGGCGGCTTTGGTCGCCCTTTTTTTATGACTGGTAAAAATAAATACAATAACTCAAGTGTGCCAACATAATAAGATGTTGGACTTATGCGGTACCCTCCGCGTAGCAACTAGAACTTGCATTGGGCTCTTTGATAAGGAGAAAACAAAATGGGAAGACCTATTAGAATCCAAAAAGGAAATATCACGGCAAACGGTGGTTCATCAAATGGACACTCAACTGGTGGTTTAGGTGGATCAGGTTCAGGCTTAATTGAAGTAACAGGAGCATTCTTTACTTCATTAACAGGACTTGACTCAACTATCACAGTATCAACTGCTGGTGGTATACACCTAGTAAAACAAGTAGGAACAAAAAAGTTCAAAGTATCAGGTACTGCTGTTGACGGATCAACAACTACAACTGAAACTTTAACACTTACACCAAAAGCTCCAGGATCACTTTCTTCAGGTGAATTCTGTGTACAAGCAATTGGTGATGATTCTACAGTGAATTACGTGGTTAAATTTCACAACAGAGGTTGTGTTGTTTCATCTGATAACGGAAGCACAGTATCTCACAAGGGTATGAGCGTACTTGCTGAAGGCACAGATGAAGGACGATCAGACTCTGGATTTGTTAACGTAGACACACAATAATTAAATTTATAAAAGGGCGGGACTACTCGCCCTTTTAATATGAGCATAAATAATACAAATGAGTACCACAAGAGCAAAATCACCATACAAGCTAGAAGTCACAAGTGCTGACGGCAGTCAAACAGGGTCGGCTTTAACAGCAGAAGTAAGTAACGCAGGTGTTGTTGATGTTGAGATTCCAGGAAACTTAACTGTAAGTGGTACTACACAATACAACGAGACAACAAACTTAAAAATTGAAGATGCATTGATCGAACTAAACAAAGGTAATTCAGGTGGTTCAGATGAAGATGCTGGTATCTTAGTACAACGAGGAACAGGTACAAACAATGCGGCTTTTTACTGGAACGAAGGTGAAGACAAATTCAAAGCAGTACTGACAACATCTGAGGCAGATGCTACATCAGTCACTGATGACAGTGTTGCAACTATTGTGGCAAACATTGAAGGAGCAGTGTCAGGGGGAGTTACGTTTGATGGAATTGAAATTGATGGGAATGAAATTAATTCAAAAAGATCAAATGAAGATTTAATTTTTGGAACATCTGGTACAGGACAAATTGTAATGAATGCTAAAGTAGATTTTGGACAAATTACAATAGAAGGCAACGAAATATTTTCAAACAGCTCGAACGCTGATGTTAAAATATCAGCAAATAGTTCAGGACACATACACTTTGATGATGTTACAAAATTAACAGCACAGGGTGGTGATCCAGCGGCTGTAACAGGTGTAACACACCTATATGCCAAAACACAATCAGGAGGCGGTACTGGCCTCTTTTATGTAAATACATCTAGTTCAGGTGAACTGGTAAGTAAAGCGAAAGCACAAA